GGGTCGATCTTGCGTCCCACGTCTACAACCTCCAGACGGCGGAGGGCTGGTACTCCGCCAACGGACTCATCGTATCAAACTGCGGGTGCGCCGTCACGCCAACCGTCGGCACGCGACCCACCGGGCAGATACTCGGCCGTCAGACCTTGCGGTACGTGAAGGACCAGGCCGACGAGTACACCCGCGACGCGCTGCGGAACCTCAAGATCGACGTCGCGGACCTGCCCGAGGTGCAGATCGTCGACCACGGCGAGCTCGGGCCGGTGCTGTACGACCGCCGGCACTCGTTCGCCACGCTGTAGCCCGCCCGGTGCGGGCACCCACCTACGGCTCCCCTGGAGGGAATCGCAATGACCCACCCCTGGCCGCTGCTGCGGCTCGCATCCGGCAAGCTCGTCCCGCTGATCGCCGGCGGGGCCCCCGACCCGCCAGCGGACCCGCCCGCCGACCCGCCCGCCGACCCGCCGACTGATCCACCGACCGACCCGCCAGCCGACCCGCCCAAGAACGATCCGTCGCCGCTCGAGCAGCAGGCACTCGACGCGATCGAGGCGCTCAAGACCGCCGGCGCGGAGATCCCCCAAGCCTTGACCGCGGCCGTGTCCGAGTTCCGGCAGGCTCGCAAGGACGCCGCCAGGTACCGCACCGAGAGCGCCACCGAGCGGGAGAAGCGCGAGGCCGCCGAGCAGCGGCTGACCGACGTCACCGCGACGATCCGCAAGGCGTTCGGGATCGAGGACGACGAGCCCCCCGACCCTGCGAAGATGCAGGCCGAGATCGACAAGCGCGACGCGCGGGTGCGGGACCTGGAGTTCCGTGACCGGCTGCGTGACGCGGCCGACACCCACGACGCCGACTTCCCGCTGCTCGCTGCCTGGCTGGCGGCCAACCCGTCGGTGAAGGTCGGCGACGAGCGCGTCGACGTGGGCAAGATCGACCTGTCCGCGGCCGACGCCGGCGACCAGCTCGGCGCGGTCGTGAAGGCCGTGGTCAGCGCGCACCCGAAGCTGCTCCGCGAGGACACCGCAGGTCCCGGCGACCAGGGGTCCCGCCGCACCGTCGACACCGACATCGAGCGCGAGACCGACCCGCACAAGGTCATCGAGCACTTCCGCACCCGCAAGAAGCCCGCCGACTTCTAAGGTCGGCACCCGAAGTTCCCTGCGGCACTCCCCAGGCGGGAGGCGCCACCCCCCAACGCCTGAGCCCGGCGCTCGGTGGACGTCGACCCCTCCTGGAGGACAGCAGCCATGGCAAACACGTTCCTCAACCCCGACCTGATCGCCCGGCAGGCCTACGCCAACCTGTACGAGCAGACCCACATGGCCCGCCTCGTCTGGCGGGACTACGAGGCCGACTTCGCCGGCAAGCAGGGCGACACGGTGACCATCCGCCGTCCGGCCGTGTTCGAGGCCGACGAGTTCAACCGCTCGGCGGGCATCCAGATCCAGGCCGCGACCCAGTCCGGCATCCCCGTCAAGCTCGACACGCTCCTGGACGTGTCGTTCGAGGTCACGACCGAGCAGCTCACGCTCGAGATCGAGGACTTCAACGAGGCGCTGCTGTCGCCGGCGACCGAGGCGATCGTGCAGGGCATCGACCGCAAGCTCCTCACCCTGCGCGCCGACGTGACCAACGCGGTCACCTACCCGACGGGCGACGACGCCCGGCCGGCCACCTCGCTGGTGGACGCCTCGAAGGCGCTCAACGACGCGAACGTCCCCCCGACGATGCGGCACGCCGTGTTCGACACGCTCGGCACGGCAGCGCTGCTCAAGGACCCGCTGTTCCACTCCGCGGAGCAGCGCGGCGACACCGAGGGCCTGCGCGAGGCCTCGATCGGCCGCAAGTTCGGGTTCGACAACTGGATGTCGCAGAACATCACCGACGGCGAGTCGGTGGCGTTCCACCGGACCGCGTTCGCGCTGGTCGCGCGGACGCTCGCCCTGCCGCGCGGCGCGTCCAACGCCGCGGTGTTCGGCGGCCGCGGGTTCGGCATCCGCGTCGTGATGGACTACGACATCGACAAGAAGCAGGACGTCGTCTCGCTCGACGTCCTGATAGGCGTGAAGACCCTCGACGCCGCCCGGGCCACGCTGATGGTCCCGACGGGCCTGGCGTCGAGCTAGCCACTCCGGCGACAGCGGGCCGGGTCACCCCACCCGCCCCGCTGTCGCCGCGCTCCACCGGAAACCCACGAGCAGGGGAGACGACGCATGGCCACGTTCCGCAACCGCCGCACCGGCGACACCGCGACCGTCGACGGCTGGATGGAGCGGCGGCTCGCCCGCATGTCCACGGTGTGGGAGCGGCTCACCGACGCGCACGACGAGGGCACCCTTGCCCAGGAGCCGGCCCCGCCACGGGAGCCGACCGGACCGGAACCCCCGGCCGACCCGCCGCCCCCCGCGGTCGAGAAGCCGCCCGCGTCAGGCCCCGGCTCGGGCCGCGCCGTGTGGGTCGCCTACATCGCCGCCCGCACCGGCCGGCCAGCCGAGACGTGGGACGGCAAGTCCCGCGATGACGTCATGGCCGAGGCCGAAGCGCTCGATGCCTGAGCCTCGTGGCGTCGCGGTCGTCACCGGCGCGAGCCGCGGCATCGGCCGGGCAGTCGCCCGTGCGCTGCCGCACCACGTCGTCGGCGCCGCGCGCTCCGAACCCGACGACGACGCCCCGGCTCATGTGACCATGGTCAAGGCCGACGTGCGCGATCCGGGCGACGTCGCCCGCGTGTTCGAGGTCGCGCACGAACTGCACGGACCGGTCAACACGCTCGTCACCTGCGCGGGCGTAGCGCACACCGGCGCCGTCACCGACCTCGACCTCGAGGCGCTCCGAGAGCAGGTCGACACGAACCTGATCGGCACGATCCTGTGCGTGCGAGCGTTCGTCGCCCAGGCGCCCCGCCGCTCGGTGGCTGTGCTCGTGTCGTCCACGTCGGGGCTCCGGCCGTCGCCCGGCTGGGCCGTGTACGGCTCGACGAAGGCCGCGGTCGCGAACCTCGCCGCGTCCCTCGACGAGGAGATGCGCGACCGGGGCATCCGCGTGTTCTGTGTCGCGCCCGGCCGCTGCGCCACCGCCCTGCGTGCCGAGCTGGCGCCCGACGAGGACCCCGCGACGATCATGCAGCCACGCGAGGTCGCCGGGATCGTGTACCGGCTGGTCACCGACGCGCAGTTCCCCGTCGGTCAGGTCCACACGGAGCTGCTCGCCGGGCAGACATTGAGGGTCGCCCGGTGAAGCTCACCGACCTCGAGGGCAACACCGAGCGTGCGGCCTGCCGACGACTGCAGTCGCTGGCCGCCCAGGTCGACCCCCCAGCCGTGGTCGTCGAGCTCGGCTCGTACAAGGGCCGCACCGCCTGCTGGATGGCGTCGCAGGCTCGCACGCGCCTGTTCTGCGTGGACGCCTGGGAGACCGGCAACGCCCAGCACCGCGAACGGGTGGCGGCCGGGTACGCCGACCCGACGAAATACGCGCACGCGTCGCACTGGGAGACGTTCCGGCGGCAGATCACCGCTGCCGGCGTCGCGGACCGGATCACGCCGATCAAGGCACTGTCGACCGAGCCAGCCGCCGACTGGACGCTGCCGGTCGGACTGCTCTACATCGACGCCGATCACCGCTACGAGGCCGTCCGGGCGGATTTCGAGGCGTGGTCACATCATGTCGTCGCCGGCGGCCGGGTGGCGTTCCACGACTACGGCAACCCGCGGCTCGGCGTCCAGCGTTTCGTCGGCGAGCACGTGCGCACCGACCCGGCGTGGGGCGAGTTCGAGGCGCTGCTGTGGCGCAAACACCCGCGGCGCCGCGGCCTGTTCGTCGCCCGGCGTCGCGCATGATCCGGTTCTGCTACACCCCGGGGGCGAGCCGCAACGCCGGCCGCTACCTGCGGGTCGTTGAGCTGCACTCCAAGCCGGTCGCCGTGCATCTGACCGCCGGGACGTTCGAGTTCGGCAACGACCCGGGCCCGGACCGGGTCAACGTCGTGTTCCACAAGCTCACGAGCCGGCACCCGACGTTCTTCCACAGCCACGGCATCGCGGACAAGGGCTGGCGCCCGAGCGCGAAGCTGGCCGGGCACAGGTGGGTGGCGGTGTCCGGGCCGTGGTGGCGGGACCGCTACATCGCCGACGGGATGGACGCCGCCAAGATCCGCGTGTGCGGCTACGCCCGCCTCGACCCGATCGTTGAGGCGCGACGAGCCCGGCCGGCCAACGCGCGGCCCGTGATCGTGTGGGCGCCCACGCACGGCAACATCGCCGACATCTCCTCGTGGCCGCAGTGCCAGACCCTCGCGCAGCGTCTCGAGCAGCAGGGCGACTGGGACGTGATCGTCTCCCCGCACCCGCAGAACGCGCGCGGTCACATGCCGACCTCGGAGGCGCTCGTGAAAGCCGACGTGGTGATCGCGGACGCCGGCTCGACGATGTACGAGGCGTGGGCGCTCGACATCCCGGTCGTGTTCCCGACGTTCATGACCGGCCGCGGCGTGCTGAAGCGGCGCGGCGGGCGGACGATGGAAGCGCGGGTGTACCGCGAGCGGATCGGCTACCACGCCGACTCACGGCTGCAGTTGTCCCGAGCGATCGCCCGGGCGCTCGAAGTGGGGATCGACCAGGCCGCGGTCGACCTCGCCGAGCGGGTGCTGCCCCGCGAGCTGCGCGGCTGCTCGGGCCAGGTGACCGCCGGACACCTGCTCGACGCCGTCGGGCTCGGGGTGACCTGATGCGGCCAGCGCTGCATGCCCCGGTCGAGGGCCACATCGTCGAGCGCGGCGTGTGGTGCCCGCACTGCCTGCTCCCGTCGGCGCTGCGGGTCGTCGTGACACCGGTGGCGGACCCGTCGTGCCGGCTCGGCGAGTTCGTCGGCTGCGCCGACTGCGGCGAGCACTGGAGGCCGTGACGTGGACTACGCCAAGCCCTATGACCTGCGCGTCGCGCTCGGCCTCCCGACCGGTCTGTTCGACGCCGACCGGGGCGAGTCGGCTGTGCATCGGGCGTCACGCTCGGCGCGCGCCGCGGCGGTCAAGATCGGCGGCGTCGCGAAGGTGACGGTTGCCGAGGCCGACGAGGACTCGGACGGCTACGCGGTCCTGCGTGACGTGACGCTCGCGGTGGCGTGCAGGCTGTACGAGAACCCGGCCGGGAACCTCCAGGAGCGGCACGGCGACCATTCGGTGTCGCGGGCGGACCCGGCCGACACCACGTCGGGGCTCAACCAGTCGGAGCGGCAGCAGTTGCGTGACGCGTTCGGGGTCGGCGCGGGCTCGGCGCGGGTCTCATGACCGACGCGACATTCTACCGCATGCTCAACACCCTGGCGACCCGCACGCGCACGGAGCCCACGGAGACCAGCCCCGGCCGCTGGACGCCCGGCGAGCCCGCGACGGAGCCGATCCGCGGCCGGGTGCGCTCCTGGACCACCGAGGAGCAGGTGATCGCCCGGCAGGACGGCCGGCGGGTCAGCTGGTACTTCGACTGCCTGCCGCACGAGGACGTCCGCCGCGGCGACGAGCTCTCCTGGACCGACGCCACCGGCGAGCACGTCGCGGTCGTCGAGGCCACCCGGCTCACCTCGTCCGGCCATCACCTGCAGGTGGACCTCGAGGAGCGCCAGACCGCGAGGTCGCCGACGTGACGGTCCGGGTCCGGGTGAAGATCGACCGCGAGAAGCTGCACGCCATGATCGACCGGCAGGTCCGGCCCGGCATGCAGCAGGCCGCGGACCTCATGGCCTCGTCGATGCGGACGGCAGCCCCGGCGGAGCTCCAGGGACTGGTGACGACCGAGGTCGGCTCGGACGGCCGGGGGTACTACGCCCGGACCGGCCTGGCGCGCGAGGACCTGCCGCCCAAGCGCTGGCACCAGTGGACGGGCGCCGCCTGGCAGATCGTCGGCTTCGAGTCGCGGCGCACCAAGCCCCTCCCTCTGTGGCGGCTGTACGAGTACCGGTCCAAGACCGCGCCGGCACGGCCGTTCATCCGCCCGGCGCTGTGGGGGCAGGCCGCCGAGGTCGTGCGACGCATCGCCGGGAGGTGACGCATGGACGGCCTCACCACGGCGACGGTGCAGCGGATGCGCGGCGACGCGACCCTCGCCGGGATGCTCGCCACCTACCGCGGCGTGCCGCCGATCTTCGCCGACGATCGGGTGCCGGAGGACGCGCCGTTCCCTCGCATCGTCACCGCCGGCAACGTCGCCGACGAGCCCGACGACACGAAGACCGACCAGGCGCGCAACGTCACCCGCGACATCTACTGCTACACCGACCACCAGCGCACCGACGACATCGAGCCGATCGCCGACCGGGTGAGCGTGCTGTTCCACCGCTACCGCGGACTCGTGATCCCCGGCTGGTACGTGTGGCGGGCGCGGGTGCACGGGCCGGTGGCCACGTCGAGCGGCGACTACGACGGCCGGGTCCTCACGGTCCGGTGGGCGATCGCCAGACAGGAGCAGCCATGAGCACCGACCCCGTCTCCACCGAGGTCGCCCAAGACGCCGACCCTCGCGCGACCATCGTCGAGGACATCACGGTCGTCGAGTCCTTCGACGGTGGCGTCCGGACGCTGACGCTGTCACACGACCCCGCCGGCGCGGTGGACGTGCTCGACCGGGCGCGCGGCCACATGATCGGCTGCAGGGTCCACGGCCGGCAGGTCACCAAGCCCGGGTTCTTCGGACACGGGCGCGACCGTTTCGAGGTCACCTACGACGTCGCCGCGGCACGCCAGGAGCCCGAACCCGACGACGAGCGGGAGACAGCCCGGTTCTTCGCGCGCTCCGCCGGGCTCGACCCCGACACCCTCGACGAGTCGCAGCCTGCCCCAACCGTCTGAGCCCGCCCGCACGAGCCAAGGAGCATCGCCATGTCCGACCCCACCACGGGCCGCTACAACGGCTCCGACGTCCTCATCATGGTCGGCGAGGAGGTCCTCGCCTTCCAGCAGTCGGCCGCGCGCTCCCAGCCGCGGACCATGATCAACCTGTCCGCCAAGGGCGACCCCGACGAGGTCTCCAGGCCCGGCCGGCGGCCCGCGTCGACCCTGTCGCTCGACGGCCTCTGGTCGCCCAGCCAGGGGGCGTACCAGCAACTGCTCGCCAACTACCGCGCCGACCCGCCCGTGCCGGTGACGGTCGTCATCGCCGTGGACGGCGACCCGTTCGAGCAGGCCTCGGCGTACGTCACGCAGTTGGACGAGTCGTGGCCGGACGAGCAGGGCGCCACGTTCTCGGCCACCCTCACCATCTCCGGCGGCTGGACCGGGGCGACGTCGAGCTGATGAGCGACCTTCCGCGCGTCCTGACGATGCCGCACGGCGGCGAGCGCAACCTGGCGCTCCGTGCGGCGCTCGAACTCGTCGAGGGCGAGATCGGGCTGGTCGACCAGCACGGGCAGATCCAGTGCGTCGTCGACGACCGGGAGCGTGCCGGGCAACTGCGCGGCCGGCTGCACACCGAGCTGCGCGTCTACGGCGACTCGTCGCTGTCCCGGCGGCCCGACGGACGCTGGCTCGTGTGGGGCAACCTGCCCCGCTAGCGCATGGGGGACTTGCCCTGATGTTCGGGGCATAGCGCGCCGGTACTCGCGCCTACCAGGTATCCGGCGTTGTCGGACGTTAGCTCGCTGTCCAGTAGCACCGCGAGCACCTCCACCCACTCCGCGCCAGCGTCGAACATCCGGCAGATTGCCCGCCCGATCTCCAGTGCTCCGGCCCTGGTCATAGATGGGATTCTCGCGTGGACCGTCTCGACGTAGGCGTCCTCGACAATGCTCGATTCGAGCGAAGCCTCATGCGCCTGCCGGAGCAGTTCCGCCGCGGAGTCGCGCTTGGCCTCGGACTCCTCGACAACTGACGGCTCATCGCCTCCCCCGCACGCGACGAGTCCGGCCAGCGCCAGCACAACCAGCATCCGTCTCATTCCCCTCACCCCTTCGGAGTCCTTCCAGATGGTAGCGAACCCCGCACGCTCCGAACAGTCCCTCGTCGTGGCCGGACGCGAGCACAAGCTGCTGTACACGCATCACGCCCTCGCGCTGCTCGAGGCGCAGCTCGGCAGATCCGTACTCGAGATCGCCACGAGCCTGATGCACATGCGGTTCGGATTCCGCGAGGTTCACGCCTGCGTGCTCGCCGGTCTCGAGGGCTGGCGGGTCAAGCACAATCCCGACGCCGAGCCGTGGACGCTGGAGCGGGTACACGACCTGCTCGACCTGCTCGAGGACGCCACCGTCGCCCGGGACATCACGAGCGCTGCGCTGGAGCACGCCGGCAGGCGGATGTTCCCCGACCTCATGCCCACCGACGAGGACGACGACGCCCCAAAAGCGATGGCCTCGACCACTGGGAGCGAGGCCAGTGCCTAGCCGTCCAGGTGGGCGTCGACCTCGACGCCTGGTGGAGCATGACGCCCCGCGAGTGGGGGGCGGTCGTGCAGGGCCGTCTGTGGCGGCGGCGGCAGGACGACCGGCGGGCGCGGGTGCTCGCCTACCAGACCGCCGCGCTCGTGCGCGCCGAGACGCTCCCCGGGCCTGACCGGTTCCTCGCCGACCGGCCGGTGCGCAGGCGGCTCTCGCGCGAGGAGCAGGCCGAGCTTCGCGCCCGGCACGCCTGGCTGCAGGAGTCCATGCACCGGCACTTCGCCGGGAGGAGGTGA